AGATTGGACACGAGTATATCAAACCTTCCGTAATGCGGATTTTCAAAGCTACGACTACGAAACACTTCGTAAGTCGATGATTGATTATTTACGCTTATATTACCCGGAGGACTTTAATGACTTTATCGAATCAAGTGAGTTCATTGCGCTTATCGATTTAATTGCCTTCTTAGGTCAAAGTCTTGCTTTCCGAAGCGACTTAAACGCACGTGAAAACTTTATTGACACAGCACAACGTCGTGACAGTATTCTTAAATTAGCCAAACTAATTTCATACAATCCTAAACGTAATATTCCTGCTAGCGGATTTTTAAAAGTTGATAGTGTAAGTACTACTGAAAATATATATGATAGTAACGGCATTAATTTAGCTGGCTTAGTGATCTCCTGGGCAGATTCGGCAAACGATAATTGGTACGAGCAGTTCACAGCAGTGATCAACGCAGGACTTTTATCATCTCAATCTATCGGTAAACCTAGTAACTCACAATTAATTAATGGCATAACCAACGACGAATATCAAATAAATTTAGTACCGAATATTATTGCAACATATAGTTTCACAAGTAAAATTGAAGGTACCACGACTAATTTTGAAATGATTAGTCCGACAAGTGCTGGTAAAACTTTTATATATGAAAGTGCTCCTCGTCAAAATCAACCATTTAATCTACTTTATCGTAATGATAATTTAGGCAATACTAGTACAAATACTGGATTCTTTACCTATTTCAAACAAGGTGAATTAAAGTCACTTGATTTTACATTCCAAGAAAGTACACCAAATCGTGTGTACAGTATTAACGTAGATAATATTAATAATACTGATATATGGTTATACAGTTTAGATGCGCAGGGCTTACCAAATGCTTTGTGGACTCAGGTCCCGGCAGTGGGTAATACTAATGTTATCTACAATAAAAGTTCTAGCAAATCCATCTTTCAAGTTAACACTCGAGCCAGTGACCAAATTGATTTAGTATTCGGTGACGGCGCATTTGCTAACATACCGCAGGGTAATTATAGATTGTATTATCGTGTAAGTAACGGTACTGATTATAAAATTACCCCAGATGAAATGCAAGGTATAGTCGTACCGATTAACTATATTAGTCGAACCGGCCGTATCGAAACACTTACTATTCGTTCAAGTTTGCGCTACACAGTGGCTAATGCTAGTTCACGCGAGTCACTTGAAGAAATTAGACAAAAAGCACCACAACAATACTACACACAAGATCGTATGGTAACAGGCGAAGATTACAACATCTTACCTTACACATTGTTTAGTAACATACTTAAAGTTAAAGCAGTTAATCGTACCAGTTCTGGTATTAGTCGTTACTTAGATGTTATTGATACAACTGGAAAATATTCAAGTACCAACATCTTTGCAGAAGATGGCGTACTATATCGCGATCCATTTGTTAGTTCAACATCTTTTGATTATAATACAAAGAACGATATTTACAAAGCAATTTACAATAAAGTAAAACCAGTCGTTTCTAATCCAGAAACACTACATTACTTCTATGGAGAATACCCACCTATTACATTAAGTAACACTTACTGGCATGATTCAACGACAATAGCAAATGGTGGTACAGGATATCTAGTAGACGCTACTAATATAATACTATCAGTTGGCGATACAGTTTCAAATAATAACAGATATATTACACAAGGGTCGGTCATTAAATTTAGCGCAGGTGTAGGAAATTATTTTGATACACAAAACAATATCCAGCCCGGCGTTCCAGTTCGCCCGGGAGAAAAATATTATATTTACGCGGCTGTTCAACAAGTTGTTGGTGACGGCACAAATGGCGGCGTTGGGAATTTATCTACTGGACTCGGACCAATTACGTTAAGTGAAAGAGTACCAGATGGTGCTGTAGCAATTGTAGTGTATGCGGTATTCGACACTGAATTTTCAACTACCCTAACAGATACTATAGTAAGTTATGTACAAGCATACGAAGATTTTGGTCTACGGTATGATAGCGGTACTACCTCATGGAAATTAATATTACCTGGTGATTTAGCTATTGGTGAATTTAGTCTCGCCAATACCGGAGACACTAGCAGTACAGGATTAGATACCAGTTGGTTAATACGCTTTCGAGCAATCGGACAAACTTACACTGTTTATTATAGAGGTTTGAATTATGTATTTGAAAGTGTAAATGAAACTAACTTCTATTTTGATAATGCAGTTAAGGTCTTTGACCCGTCAACTGGAGTTACAATACATGATCATATCAAAATATTAAAAGTAAACTCGAATTCAGATGATTCAAATCCACTAGCATTAGATTATACATGGTACATTTATAAAAATATTGTTGAAGTTGATGGTTATGAAAATCCTAATAAAATTTTAATTACATTTGCTGATTTAGATAATGATGGTATTTTTGACAATCCGGATTTGTTTGACATAATTGTTAACCCTAATGTTGATGTTAACAACAAATATGTATATTTCCAATCAATTACTGGATATAATAATTTTGCTACACAAACTTTAGTCAGCAATGCTTTAGTAGAATCATCATATAGTACATTAATTGCTGCCGAGGCTGCCGCAACATTATATCAGAATGGGCAATTATTCTATATTGTGCCTGAAAATAAATTTTATCAATTATCTATCAATGGTGCCGCCTACACATTGCTTGAAGTTTCGGGGTATACTGCTAAAAAAGGTAGACAGGATATATATTTTCAATATAGACACAATAGTCCAAATTATCGACGAATTGACCCGAGCCCAAGTAATATCATTGATTTATATCTGTTAACAAAACAATATTCGGATGATTATACTGCGTGGATACAAGATACTACTAATACTGTAGTTGAACCAACAGCTCCGAGTTCTAATGCGCTTTCTACAGAGTTTGGTATATTAGAGAAATATAAAAATTTAACAGATACAATTATTTACAATCCTGCTATATTTAAACCAATATTTGGCGCTTTGGCACCAGATTCGCTACAGGCAACATTTAAGGTTGTAAAAAATTCTAGTATCATTGTTAGTGATAATGATATTAAAACTAAAGTAATTGAAGCAATTAATAATTATTTTGATGTAGCAAATTGGGACTTTGGTGAAACATTTTACTTTAGTGAACTGAGCGCATATTTACATAGTGTACTTGCTCCGAATATTGCAAGTATTACTATTGTTCCGTCTAGCGCAACTAGTGTATTTGGTAGCTTGTTACAAATTAATGCAAACTATAACGAAATTATTGTAAGTGCTGCTACAGTAGATAATGTACAGATTATTAGTGCTATTACCGCGGCGCAAATCAACCAAACTGTATTGGCTTAAATACTATATAACACTTGAGATTATAACGACATGGCGATAAAAAAGACTTCAAATTTACTTCCTAGCATATTCCAAACCGACGTTAACAATAAGTTCTTGTCGGCCACAATGGATCAGTTAGTAACTGAACCAAATTTAAGAAATATATATGGCTATATCGGAAGAACATTTGCGCCGACCTACAAAAGTAATGATAGTTATATAATCGAAAGTTCGGCCGAACGACAAAAATATCAACTTGAGCCGAGCATAGTGGTTCGCAATGAACAAAACGAAGTTACATTTTTTGCTAGTTATGTTGATTTATTAAATAAACTCGAATATTATAGCGGGCTAACGCCAAATCACGCTAAGTTATTTGAAGCCGAATATTATAGCTTTGATCCGCACATATCACTTGACCATTTTGTTAACTTTACACAGTACTATTGGCTTGCTGATGGTTTAGATCCTGTTGATGTTAATACAAGTGGGGTCGATTTAGAAAAAACATTTACTGTTACTCGTGATACAACTACAGCTCGTTACGATTTTTCTACCGGCGGCCAGATAAAGAATACAATTACACTTGCTCGCGGCGGCCAATACACATTTGAAGTTAACCAACTTGGTTCTGGCTTCTGGATACAAACAGAACTTGGTGTCGATGGTCTAGTAAATGCGACACCAACAGTTAGTACACGAGACGTGCTTGGCGTTATTAATAATGGTGCTGAAACCGGCACCATTACATTTAATGTTCCGCAGGCAAATGCGCAAGATAGATATGTGTTAATGAATGTAGTAGCTAGCGTAGAATACGCAGTTCCACTTGCTTTCGCAGATATTCACAATAGCACAGTTAGTCAATTTGTCACAGCCTTTCCGGCATACGCAGGAATCACTGGTCAACTTAATGGTGAAACTGCAATATTTGTTAATCAAAATTTATTAACAAATCGCGGTGAAGAAGCGTGGACTATGCCCGAAGTCATTGATCCAGTTACTGGACTAGTTGTTCCGGGATATGATGCCGGTACAGTGATCTCGACTACGCAACGTTACGGAGTATGGAGAGTACAGTTCAGTGATATTGGTAATATTGACGATCCGTTGATTCGTTTGGTACATGTTCAGGATGTTTTGCTTAACGAAAAAGTATACATCAGATCTGGTCTTGTTAATGCCAATAAAGAATTCTTTAAAGATTACGATGAGTTCTTCCATGTTGTTCCTGTAATTTCAAGTATACAAGATACATTATATTTCCAAGACGGTAGCAATCCAGCTATCTACGGCACAATTAAACTTATTGATATTGCCGGCTGGGAAATTGATGTCGAAAACGACATATTAGGAAAATCTAACTACACTAGTCCTAACGGAGTTATATTCACTAGTGGATTAAAAGTAAGTTTTAGCACCGATGTTACTCCAGCAACTTATCAAAATAAAGAATATTATGTTGAGGGTGTAGGGTCATCGACTGGAATACAATTAATTGATGCGTCATTGTTAGTTACTTCCGAGTTATACAATGATGAACTAGCACTAAATTATCCAGACGGATTACCGGGTAATGAATCTAATGCAGAATATATTACAATTAATCGTTGTAGCAAAGATTTAAATGCTTGGTCTCGTAATAACCGTTGGTTCCATCGAGATGTAATCAAAGCCACAGCTGATTATAACGGCGTGATTGTAACATATGATCAAACTTATCGTGCGCGACGTCCGATTATACAATTTGACGCAAATTTACAATTATTTAACTATGGTAGAATTGGTAAACAACCTATTGATATCTTAGATGTAACTACAAAAAATGCGTTAATAGATATACAAGGAAAAGTATTAACTGTTATAGGCGGAGTTACTTTAGTTGACGGCATGCGAATTATATTTGCTAATGACATCGACCCAGTAGTACGTGATAATATCTATACAATTAATTTAGTACAACTTGCTGTTGACATTAATGGATTGCCATCTGGACCTGTATATATAAATTTAAATCCTGCCACTGATGCTAACAATGAAATTTATGATACTGTGGTAGTAAAAACAGGATTGTATAAAGGAACGCAATGGTGGTATAATGGAGATACTTGGGAACAAAGCCAACAAAAAACTAGCCTACAACAAGAACCGATGTTTGATATGTATGACACTAGTGGAACAAGTTTATCTCTTTATACTAACAGTACATTTGCTGGTACAAAATTATTTGGCTATAACAGAACAAGTACAAGTACAGTAGTAGATCCTGTACTTAAATTTCCATTAAAATACAGAACATTCCTTACACAAGGCGATATTGAATTTTCTAACTATTTTGACACAGATGAATTTAGTTATATACTCAATCAAATAGCATATACTAGTCAAATTTCCATTGGATTTTTACAAAAAATTATAGATAGAAATATAGTAGTTCCAACTAATATTTGGAAGAAATCAACTGAGATACTACATCATGAACAACTTATTACATACGTATATGACGGGTTGAATAGTCCGTTTAAAATTGATGTTACTCCAGCAGCGGCGACGTCTGTTCCACATGTTAAAGTTTATAAAAATAACACATTCTTAAAAACAACACAGTGGACTCTGACAAATAATGCGTTGACGTTAGCTACTGAACCTTCTATAGGTGATAAAATTGATATATTAATTTTTAGTAATGATATAAGTGCGCTTGGTCAGTATCAAGTTCCACAAAATTTAGATTTAAATGCTCAAAATATTAACCTAACATCGTTAACATTAGGTCAACTTAGAAATCATCTGATTGAGTTGAGTCAAAATAGTACTGAGCTTGTTGGCGATGTTCTTAGCGAAAGTAATCTCAGAGATATCGAGATTACATCAAAAGGCGGCAACATACTACAACATAGTGCGCCAATATCAAATGCCGCACTGTTTTTATTAAATGACAGCACAAACTTTATCGATGCAATTCGTTATGCGCAACAAGAATACGCTAGATTTAAAAATAAATTCTTAGAATTAAGTGCTACACTATCAGGCATACAACCAACTGATCCTGTGGCCAGTGTGGATTTAATCTTAACAGAAATTAACAAGATTAAAAACAAAACATTCCCATGGTTCTACAGTGACATGGTACCATACGGTACATTAAAAAATATTGTTAACGGTACAGGTTATACAATATTCGACCCATTGGTACGTTCATATGAAATTACTTCGGTATTTGACGCCTATACTCTAGGTAATACTGCGGTACTTGTTTATTTAAATGATGTACAATTAATCTTAGATAGAGATTATACATTTGATACAGATCGTCCGGCAATAACATTTAAGAATACTGTTACTTTAGAAGTAGATGATATTGTTAAAATTGTAGAGTATGCGGATACCAATGGATCTTATGTACCAGAGACTCCGAGTAAGTTGGGCTTATATCCTAAATTTATTCCTGAGATCTTCTTAGACGATACGTATCGTACACCTATCAATGTTATACGTGGACATGACGGCAGCATAACTCCAGCATTTGATGACTACAGAGATAGTTTTGTATTAGAATTAGAAAAACGTATTTACAATAACATCACATTGCACAACATTAGTAGTTATCAAGACGTATATTCAGTTATACCAGGGAAATTCAGAACAAGTGATTATACAATAGGTGATGTTAATCAATTATTATCTAAGAATTTCTTAAATTGGATCGGTAATAACAAAATTGATTTTACAGTCAATGATACATTTGAAAGCAATGATCCATTTACGTGGAACTATAGTCGTTTTGTTGACAGAATTAACGGTGAAATATTGCCTGGTAGTTGGAGAGCATGTTATCAATATTTCTACGATACAATACGTCCACATTTGACTCCTTGGGAAATGTTAGGTTTTTCTACTATGCCATCGTGGTGGGTAGAAGAATACGGTCCTGCACCTTATACTGGCGGTAACAAACTTCTATGGGATGACCTAGAACTAGGATTAATTAAATACGGCGAACGTGCTGGTATAGATACTGTTTTTGCTCGTCCGGGATTATCAGCAGTTATTCCTGTAGACGCCAATGGACTTTTATTAAGCCCAGCAGCAATCATGACTGCGTCTTTCAATTCTACTAGAGCTGCAACAGCTTGGGCAGTGGGGCAACAAGGACCGGTCGAAGCGGCTTGGCGCATCAGTAGTAATTTCCCGTATGCTGTACAACAGGCCCTTGCTTTAGCTAAACCTGCTAGATATTTTGGTTTATTAATGGACATATCTCGATATTCAAAAAATAATACATTAAATCAATATCTGACTGATACAAACGATCACATTAAACAAACATCAATGACGTTCAACGGTGACACATCATCGGGCACTGTGGTTAGAACAGCGGGCTATATAAACTGGATCGCTGATTTCCTAGTGAATCAAGGAATTAATCCTTCTAATGTTATTACTCCATTATTAAAAAATTATGAAGTCAATCTTGCCTACAAAATGGCCGGATTTAGTGATCAAAAATATCTTCAGGTATTGGCAGAGCAAAATTCGCCAACTAGCACAAATGATAGTATCGTTATCCCAAATGAAAACTATAATGTACATTTGTATAAATCAACTCCGGTCGGTAAAATAACCTATAGCGGTGTAATTATTGAAAAAACAACAAATGGATATAGTGTACGCGGATATAATTTATCTAATCCGTATTTCACTATTATTCCAAGTGTTATAAACACAAACGCATATAAAATTACTGTATTAAACAATTCAGTGACGGTGTTTAACGATTATCAAAATTTAAAACTAACAGTACCTTATGGTTACGAATTTAATAGCCAACAACAAATAGCTGATTTTTTAATTAGTTACGAAAGACATTTAATAGCCCAAGGGTTTATCTTTAATGATACAGATGAACAACTAGGCGAAACTCGTAATTGGAAATTGTCGACTAAAGAATTCTTATTTTGGGCACAACAAGGCTGGGCACCTGGTAGTATCTTAGTATTGAGTCCAGTGGCTAATGTGATAAATGCCGTTACCGTTGGAGCAATTACAGATGCTATCACAGATAGCCAGTATGGTTCTAAAGTATTAGATCAGAATTTTGCTTTAGTTAAAAATACAAACTATAATGTATTACGCAGTCCCACTACTTTCAAATTGACATTAACTAATGATGCAGTTATTGGCTATATCGAGTTAAATTTGGTACAATACGAACACGTTTTAATATTTGATAATACAACAGTGTTTAATGATATTATTTACAAACCAGAGCTTGGTAATAGACAATTTAGATTAAAATTGATCGGACAAAAAACAACTGAATGGAACGGTAGTCTTTATGCTCCGGGCTTTGTATACAATTCTGGTCAAGTTGACGAGTGGGTAGCTGGCGTAGATTATTTAAAAGGTGCCTTAGTACAATTTAAAAATCAATATTTTGTCGCTTTACAGAATATTTCAGCAACGACTGAGTTTAGTTTTGCTTCGTGGAAACAACTTTCTGTTAGCGAAATTAAAAAAGGATTGTTACCAAACTTTGCTACTATTGCCACTAAGTCGCAAGCATACTACGATTCATATACAAACTTTAAAGATTCGGACCAAATTACATACAGTCACGGATTGATTGGATTTAGCACACGACAATATCTAACAGATATTGGCTTAAGTGATACAACACAAATTGAATTATATAAAGGATTTATCAAGCAAAAAGGCTCAGCCAATGCTGTTAATCAATTATCTAACGCACAATTTAATAATCTAAGTAGTGATATAAAATTCTACGAAGAATGGGCAATACGTATAGGTGAATATGGAGCAATAGATACAAACCCGTATGTAGAAATTGTATTAGATGAATCAGCATTTGGAATTAATCCTGTTTCTGCTACATTCGTAGCTAATACTAGCGGCAATGGCTTGAATATATTTGATAGTTCACAATTATACAAATCAAATAATTCTTACAACGGCACAATAGCATTGAATAGAGATGCTTATAGTAATTACGAGAATGATATCATAAAGGCTGGATATGTAAATATTGACGATGTTGATACTACTATATTCGATCTTGCTAATTTTACAGATTTAAATAATCAATTAGATGCTATTGGCACAGGCTATACTATCTGGTGCGCAAGAGACTTTTCACAAAACTGGAATGTTTATCGAGTAACAGAAACTAACAATCATGTGTTTTTAGTATCTAACTCGCTTGATGGATTTGTAACATTTACCACAGACAGTCCACACAGTTTATCTGTCGGAGATATATTCCTAATCCGTAGTTTTACTACAGAATTTGATGGTTTTTACCAAGTCGAAAGTGTAGTTGATCTTAATAATATATTAGTCAAGTACTCCGGTGATACAACACAATTAACCACACTCGACGGTGACGGTATATTGTTTGTTTTAGACAGTATACGATTTAACTACATGGAAACTGCCCGAGAATATGTTCCGCCAAATGGATGGAAAGTTGGTGAAAAGATTTGGATCGACGAGGATGCCGAAACAACAGCAGTACAGGGTCAACCATTTGGTACGCAACCGAGCGGTACCTGGAAAGTGTACGAAAAAACACACCCATGGGGAGTGACTCAACGTTTAGTAAAAACAAATGATGTGTATATTACATTTAGTAATGTAGCACTAGCTAATGCCACAAGTACATTAACTATCGGAGGTAATGTTGTTACTGGGATTACAACTATTACAGGCAATGCTGTTGGCATTATATCAAATGTAGATATGTTTAACCCTAATGTAGCAAACGTAGCAGCAAGTCAGACTGTTAATAACAGTAATATATTTCCAGCTAATACTACCGTATCTTCATTAACGGTTGATACTGAATATACAGCCAATGATGGATTCGGCCAAGCACTAAAAATGATTGACAATGCCGAACAAACTATTTTTGTAGGTACGACTTTATATGCCGGTACTGGTGCTGTAAGTGTATTTGATAAAAATACATCAAATGCTTACAGTAAAACGTCTACTATAACACCAGACGGTGCTAATACATTTACCTATGGTTCACATATCGACACAGCAGTTGACGGTACACAACTAAGAATGGCCGCAAACGCACCAACAAGTTCTGGTTTAGCCGGTGCTGCTAATGTTGGCTTAATCTATACCTATAATAAACTTGAAGGCGAAACTGTATGGAATAGAGGACAAGTTATTGCAGGCAATGTTAGTGCCACTAACGGACAATTTGGCCACGGCTTTGCGTTTGATGAATTAGGCCACTGGTTATATGTTGGTGCTCCTTATGAATCAACTCCTAAAGTTTATGTCTACGGTTTAAAACGATTTGTAACTGAGGAAAGTGAGACAGTTACTACATCCGGATCTGTATCATCTATCACAGTACCATTTACACCCGAAGTAACTGATGATGCTAATTCATTAGTAGTTACTAGCGAAACACGTACATACATTCCAAATATTGATTACACCTTATCCGGAACAACAATAACATTTATATCTGGAAACGTTAATGATACGCTTACAATTTCACAAGGCCCGTATTATACATTAGTCGAAACAATTAATGGACCAGCGGGCAGTGAATTTGGTTTTTGTATCGATGCAAGTTTAAACGGAGCACAGCTCGGTGTTGGCGCTCCTGCTGATGGGGTAATCGGCGCAACCGGCGATTTACTTGCACAAGCTGGGGCAGTGTATATATATGATCGTGTAATTGAAGCATTTAATAGTACAACTGATACAGTATATACCACAGTAGAAACAATTGCTCCTGTGTATAAAGTAACTGTTGATGATATTGAAATATTTAATTATACAGTAACTGGCGCAAACGAAATAACATTATCTGTACCGCTTGGTGTAGGTAAAAATGTAAAAATTGAAACTAACAAATTTACTCTATTAGAAAGAATAATCGGAATTGATAGCCTGGGCGGAAGTTTAAGTGCCATCCAGGAAGGAGCGCGATTTGGATCGGCCCTAACTATCTGTTCAAATAATTGTGCTTTCTACATCGGTGCTCCCTATTATAATTCCGGTACAGCTTACAATACTGGTGCTGTGTGGAAATTCCATAACAAGGGCACGCTATATGGTATCAACAGAGGGTTTACTAAGAATCCAACGTTTACTCCGGGCGACACAATTCGTTTAGATAACTTCCAGATTACTGTGACTGGTACAAGTTTAGATAGTTTAATCGAAGATATCAATGATGCCAATCTATTAGGTATTACCGCAGTCAATGAAAACGGATACTTAAGATTAGACAGTGATAAAACTGTAGCTAAAAATCGTTTACGTATTCTATCGGGCAGTGGTACAGTGTATGCTGACGCAGGCTTGGCTATATTTGCGTTCATGCAGATTATTGTTAATCCGTATAACAGCAATAATGAATATTTTGGTACTAAAGTTATATTGGCTCGTAATGCCTATATGCTAGTAATTAGTAGCGAACGCGGAACAACAAATACTGTTACTACCTTTGATAATGACACTACAGTAATTGATGATGATTCTACATCTTTTGTTGATAGTATCAAAGTTAGCGGTAGTGTGTACACATACGAATTATATGATGATCCTCGTGATATGGTTGAACATCCTGGACGTTATGCATTCTGTCAACAACTTGATCCAACTGATTTAAACACCGGCGACGGTTTTGGTACAGCAATCGATATAATCGGCGATTATATTATAGTAAGTGCACCAAGTGATGATACTACTATTAATGATGGTGGCAGTATTTACCTGTTTAATAATATAATAAACAAACGTGGATGGAGTTTAATTAGATATCAACAACCGACAGTAGATATAGAATCAGTTAATAGAATGTATCTATACAGTAATCTGTCAAACACTATTCTAACAACTTTAGAATTTATTGATCCTGCAAAAGGTAAAATACTTGGCCGAGCAGAACAAGAAATCGCATATAAAACCGGATATGATCCGGCGATATATAATCGCGGAACAAATAGCGCAGTTAGTTTAAATGATAATATATTCTGGAACGGTAATCAAGTTGGACAAGTATGGTGGAACTTAAGTCAACTTAGTTACATTGACTACGAACAAGATACAGTAACATATCGTAGCATTAATTGGGGGCGACTATTCCCAGGTTCAACAGTTGAGGTATTAGAGTGGGTAGAAAGTCCGTACTTACCAAGTACGTATGTTGCTCGAGGCGGAGAAGGTATTCCGAAATATGCCGACGATAGTGCTTATGCGGAATTAGTATATGTTGATCCAGTTACTAATATTATTAGTATTAAATATTATTTCTGGGTTAAAGATAAAACAACAGTTGATCCTAATAATAAAACTAGACAGCTACCTCTTGTGGCTATTCGAGATATAATCGAAAATCCTAAAAATCAAGGTATCCCCTATGCTGCAATTGTTAGTAATAATGTTATTAATCTATATAATATAGCCGATTATCTATCAGCACAAAATACTATTTTACATGTCGACTATAACACAGTTAAGAACACTAATATTATTCACAGTGAATACGAGCTAGTACAAAAAGGTAACGCAGATAGTATAATATCTCCAAAAATTGTTAATAAATTAATTGATAGTTTAGCTGGGATTGATATATTAGGGGCAGAAGTACCCGATCCTGCTCTTAGTACTGCTAGTAAATTTGGATTAGGAGTACGCCCACGGCAGACTATGTTTGTTGATAAAACAACAGCTTATGCCAGTTTAGTAGATTATGTTAATAGTATCTTAATAACTAAACCGATTGTTAGTACCTGTAATTTAAATACACTTAATACTCAGGAAGCACAACCCAATGTTAATCTAGGCGAATGTGATTTAAAAATTAATACAGATATTGAATTGGCATATCTCGATACTGATGTATTATCTGTAGGTTATACAGTGTTAGTAAATCAAGATACTACCCAAAATAATCTATGGACTGTTTATACATTATCTCCAACTAAAACTTGGTCACTAACTCGAATCCAGCAGTATAAAACTTCTTTATATTGGAATTATGTTGATTGGTACGCAGAAGGAGTAAGTCCTACTGATATACAACTTGATTATGTAGTTGATACACTTCCTGATGCTTTAAAATTACCAGTTGCTGTTGGTGATGATATACTTGTCAAGGTTGGTAGTGGCAATAGTGGTTGGACTCTTATTTCAGTAGCGGCTGATCTTGCTTATACTATCGTGGGCAGACAGAATGGAACAATACAATTAACAACATCAAACAATGATACTGTTATTCCTACTACTCCGACTATAGAAATTCGTCATATAATCAACGCTCTTAAAGATGATATTTTTATCGGTGAATTAGATGCTGAATTTAATAATCTAATTTTTGTAATGATTAATTATGCGTTAACTGAACAAAAATATGTAGATTGGTTATTTAAAACTAGTTTTATTAGTGTATCACATAAATTGCGTTCGCTATTACAATATCCAAACTATATTAAAGATAATCAAACGTATTATGAAAATTACATCACAGAAGTTAAACCATATTCAACTAAAATACGTGAATATTCTATTAACTATGATAGTAATGATGAATTTGCGGGTAGTGTAACCGACTTTGATTTACCACCGTACTATGATACAGAAACAAAAGTATTCCGTAGCCCGAGTGGTGAAAATGTAATTAAAGATGAGGCATTATGGCAAACTGATACCTACAACCAATGGTATACTAATAGAAACCACCGTGTTGAAAATATTATAGTAGAAAATGCCGGCAGTGGATATACATCCGAACCAATAGTCACTATTGTGGGTGGTGGTCTTGCTGCTACCGGAGCAACTGCCCGCGCGGTTATTGACTTTGATTTAGGTACTGTGATTAGAATTGAAATTCTTACTCGCGGTACTGGCTATTATCAAACTCCGACTGTGGTTATTAATGGCACGAATACAACTCCGGCAACAGCCTACGCACAATTAGGGAACATACCATTTGAAGCACCGCAGCCTAACGCAGGTCATGCCTTAGTAAGAACATTTGATACAACATTAAAATTTGATAGAATCAGTTACACTAGTTCTGTAACAGAATGGGCTGCTAATACTGCTTATACTGTTGGAGATATCATAACTCGTCTTGATTTAAATGGAGTACGGACTGCGTATATAGCTACTACTAATACAAGTCCTAGCTCAACTTTTATATCAGACAATTACAGTGTGTACAATGCGTCTGATTTTACTAATGCTACCGATCGTGTTATGGGGTACTATGAACCTAATTCGGCGATGACTACCATCGAAACAAGCTCAACTATAATAACAACCGCTAATACTACTACTAGTAGTACTACAATTTATCTCGTAAATAATATTAATGATCTACATATCGGGATGTATATTAGTGGCAATGGAGTTACATCGAGTTTAATTACTAACGTTGTATTAAATGTATTAGAAGATGTTAGTTATATTACTGTCGACATTGCCCAAACTATTGCAGCAGGAACAGAAATTACTGCAACTTACAAAAACTTAGGGGAGTTACTGAAAGGCATTAATTACCCCGGAGTAAAAGTACAAGGTCTTAATTTTAATCAAGCACCTGGGTTTGATGGGCCAACACCGTTTGATCAAGGTATATTTGATAATATTCAATATGATGCTGATGGTTTACCTATGTTAGATGATGCAACTGTGGATACAATTATTCGTAGTAGCTACACCGACTTGGCATTAGGCACACGAGCAGAAGATATCGATGTTGTGGGTGGTGCGTATGTTGATACATATTCAAGTCATGCTCCAGAAGAAATGGTTCCTGGTATTGTATTTGATACACTAGACATGCAGGTTTATACTAAAATTAACGGCAATGTTGATGTAATTGCCTACAGAATGTTTAGTAACATGATGCGTGAAGAAAGTTATTTACGTATTGCTGATGCCCATGCAACAACATTAGTGGCTCCGTTGGGTTTAACTGATACTGAGATTTTTGTAGCAGATGCTAGTAAATTAGCTGAACCGTTTGTAGATGTGATCGGGTTAGCCCAAATATCATTGCCGGGGGTGATCTTCATTAACGGTGAGCGTATAACTTATTATACTCGTAATTTACTTACAAACACACTTGGGCAAATACGTCGCGGCACGCAAGGAACTGCCACCCCATCGATTCAACTTGCTGGTACAGTTGTAACTGATGGGGGAGATGATCAATTAGTTCCTAATGTAGCAACAAATATAGCAGTCAGCACAACTACCCCGTATACAGTAACATCGACTCGTTCATACTATCTTTCACTAACTGACAGTATAACTGCTAACGTAGGTGATGTGATAACACAAACTGCATCTGGAGCATCATTGACTGTAGCTGGTATTGATTCTGTGGCACGGGTATTATTAGTCGTACGTAATAATTCAAACAGCTTAACATTCCAAGAAAATCAAATTGGGCTAAGTGGAAACGTTACAGTATCTAGTGGTGATTACATAACGCAATCATCAACTGGTGCTAATGTAACTGTATTAACTAGTGGCGCTAATATTAGTAACGTTGAAGTAAGTTACTACGGTATTACAACATTAGCCACAGGTAAAGCTAGTGGTAATATTGCAATAAATGATTCTAATGTTGCTGTTTATCTGACTACTGTAACTGGCAACGTAATTGTTGGTACAGAAATAATAATAAATGGTACTAGTACCGGAAATGTGTATCCGTTGAGTATTGTTCCTGTCGGCAGAAATAATGATGGAATTCCGTTTGTTGATAGTAACGGCAACGTGACCATTGCGGCAAATATATCATTACATACAACAAATGTGTGGTATAATTTAGGCACTGGCATAGCAACAGACGGAACCGGCTTTAATGGAGCAACAACCGAACAGGTGTTATTCTTAAAAGCTAGCACAGCATCGAACATTGTAGTTACCGCAATTAAAGATATGATTACGACAGAAGATGCGGTAAATACACTAACTACTGAAGATAGTAAAATAATTATTGAGGATTAAGAATGTCGACGATTAAGATTAGCGAATTAGGAAATTTAACTACAGTACTAGGGAATACAATTGTACCTGTAGTTGGTAATGTTGCTGGAACACTAACAACATTGCGAAGTAATGTTGCGCAATTACAAACATTCATCCTCGGAACTGTAGTTACAGATTTAGCAAATTTAACTGCGTCAACCACAGCCAATGCTGCGGTACAAAGCGGTGCCATTACTGCCGTCGATGCTGCATGGCAAGCCAATGCCGCAACGCAATTAAGTCAAATCACAGCCGCTAATGCCGCAATAGTAACAGCTAATACAGCATTGAAAGGGTATGTTGATGCGGCAAATACCATACAATCAAATGAAATCACAACAATTAGCAATTCAGTAACAAGTGCCAACACTAATATGAAGGGTTATGTAGACGCGGCAAATACCATACAATCAAATGAAATCACAACAATTAGCAATTCAGTTACAGGCGCAAATGCTGCTATAGTTACAGCTAATACGGCAATGAAAGGCTATGTAGACGCGGCTAATACTGTACAATCAAATGAAATCACAGCAATTAGTAATTCGGTTACAGGCGCCAATGCCGCAATTGTAACTGCAAATACAGCAATGAAAGGCTATGTTGATGCGGCTAATACTATACAATCAAATGAAATCACAGCAATTAGTAATTCGGTTACAGGCGCCAATGCTGCTATAGTTACAGCTAATACAGCAATGAAAGGCTATGTTGATGCTAATAATGCTACGCAACTAACATCAATCAATAACATTACCAACGGAACTGCTACATTTGGAAATATTATTCCTAGTGCCAATGTAACTTATAATTTAGGTAGTCCAACCGCACAGTGGAAAGATTTATATCTAAGTGGTAGTACAATTTATATTGGTGGAGGCAATATCAGTGTTGCGAATAACACCTTTACTACTTCGTTGCCATTTACTGCCACTGGTACAATCTCAGCAGTTGATTTAGCTATTACTAATTCTATAATATGTGGCACAATTTTTGCTGACCAATCAGAGTTAACTGGGTACACAACATTATATCAAACAGGGTTTGACAGCAATATGGCTAATTTAGCCTATGGTACTGTGGCATTATCTGTTACAACAAATGGCGATCCGAGAGCAGATCAAGGTGCTTTACTATTCGAGGGTAACAATCCAGACGGAATTGGTATAGTTCCGTCGAATGATACTGCGTACACATTGGGATCTGCATCTCATCGCTGGGGCACTATATATTCACAGACTGTTGAGACTGAATCTGTTATCTTCTCAAATGGCGGCATATTTAGTACAATCGATGGTAGTGGACTACCTTATATTATCTTAGCAAGTGACGCGACTAACGCAACAGCAATAGCTACGCCAAGTTCAAATGTTTCTATTTTAAATTATATATCGATCAATGAAACGTATGCTAATGTAGTTGTCCATAATGCCAATACCGCAGTGACACATACATGGCAATTTACCCAAGATGGTGATATTAAATTGCCAGCAGCCGGCGATATATTAGATTCAGCAGGCAATAGTGTAATAACATCATTTACAATGGGCAATGCTGCACACTGGACTACACCGGTTACTACTATTGCAGCTGCATTGGATCAGATAGCCGAACGTTTATGGGACATTGAAAACCCGGTTTAATACTATGATTGATAATGAAATAAATAAGTATATGGATAAAAAAATGCAAGATTCAACAATGAAAACACAACCAACTGCTGCTCCAGCTAAACAACCTGATGAGCGTGGTGGTATACATCTTCAAGGTCATATTAAGATATTTGATCCTGAGACTAACGAAGTGTTTGTAAACAAACGCAATGCTATTCATTATGAAAATATGAGCGAAGCAATTGCGCAAAGTTTAAGTAATAAAGGCACACAATTTATTACTGAGATGCACTTTGGTAACGGTGGTACTACAGTTGACCCTACCGGCGTTATTACATATTTGCCAACTAATACTAACGTACAAAATGCTGACTTATATAGTCCACAATATTACAAAATTGTTGATAATACAAATTCTGCTAATATAGATCCACTGAGAAACAAAATGGTAATCACACATACCCCTGGACAAATTTACAGTGATATTATCGTAAGTTGTCTGTTAGACTATGGTGAACCAAGCGGGCAAGCGGTGTTTGACAACAGTCAAGATTTAAATGGACAATTTGTGTTTGATGAGTTGGGATTAAAGGGATTTTCATCAACGGGCGCAGGACTTGGCAAACTATTAACACACGTGATTTTTAGCCCAGTACAAAAATCCCTAAACAGATTGATTCAAATTGATTACACAGTGCGTATACAAACACTAACTAATCTAAGTACTACAGTATAACTAGGATAATAACATGGCGTATATAATAAGAAAAACAAACGGAACAACCCTTGGTACTATTTTAGATGGTACTATAGACACTGCGCAGACTAGTTTAACATTGGTTGGTCGTAACTATGCTAACTACGGTCAGATAATGACTGATAATTTAGTAGCACTAATTGAAAATTTTGCCTACGACATTGAACCCAGTAATCCGTTAGACGGACAATTATGGTGGGACACATCAGTTAAATTATTAAAAGTATACACTGGTACATATTTCAAAGTCATTAGTAGTGCAACCGCACAAAATAGTAATACAGTCGGAGCACCGTCGACAGTAGTTCCCGGTGATATCTGGTGGGACACTTATGCTGAACAACTATATGTATACGATGGTACTACTCCGTATGTTAGTTCCGGTTGGAAACTAGTTGGTCCTACGTGGAGCAAAATATACGGTAAGAGCGGTGCGCTATGGGAACAAATTATAGACACAACAAACGTAACCCACGATGTTGTATCATTGTATATCGACGGAACACGAACAGCAATTATCAGTCAAGACGCTGTGTTTACTCCGTTGACCGCAATTACTGGCTTTACCTCTATTAGAACTGGACACAATTTACGTAGTGGACACACACTTTGGGGCACTGCTAATAATGCTAGTTACTTAGGTGGTGTTATTGCTAGCAATTATTTACGTACAGATATTAACAATAGTAGTACAGGTAATTTACATATTGTGAATAATACCGGAATTACGATCGGAGCTAATCTAGAATTAACATTAGCTGTTACTGGTGCTAACGCAACTATAACAAATAATTTTACCAACGGTAATATTAGTTTTGCTACTAATAGTACATCATACTTGCATATTAACGGTACTACTGGTGTAATCGAAGTTGCCGCAGACCCGTCTACAGCATTGGGGATTGCTACAAAAAATTATGTAGATGATAGTTTTCTTACTTCGCCGGCCTTAGGCGGAGTTCCAACAGCAAATACTGCCCCTGCCGGAACAGTAACAACACAACTGGCTACAACAGAATATGTTGTTAATAATTCTGGATTTTTAAAGAATAAAATATATCAAGGAAACAGTTATTTAGAAATAGTTGATGTAGGATCAGGAGCTGCTAACTTAGCAATTGACGGTATTAGTGTTTTAACTGCTAGCGCAGCTGGAGTGAATTTACTTGCCGGAGCAACAGCAACAACGCAAACTCAAACTTATACAAGTACTGGCAATGCGGCAGTAGCAACTACACAATATGTAAGAACAGCCGGACAATGGTGGGGTGGCAGTGCTAAATTTGTTAGCCTATCAACCCCTGATGCTGGACAAGGTAACGATGGCGATTTCTGGTTCCAGTATACTCCATAAAAATTAATAACTAATATAATAGGTAAACATAATGTCGTACATTGTAACTTCAACATCCGGAGTAAGAATTGCAACTATAGCAGACGGAACAATTAATGCTTCTTCTACTAGCTTAACTCTAATTGGTAAAAATTATGCGGGGTATGGACTTTTTCTAAACGACAACTATGTCAGATTATTAGAAAACTTTGCCAATGCCTCAGCTCCACTGCACTCACGCAGCGGCCAATTATGGTACGATAGTACAGCTAACATATTAAAATTATATAATGGTACCACTTGGAAGCCTATTAGCAGCACCGCAGCATCTAGCAGTTCTCCTGTTAGTCCGGTAACTGGGGATTTATGGTGGGATACAACTAATTCACAACTTAAAGTACGAGGCGGTAGTGCCTGGATAACTATTGGACCTTCTTATACAGCTACCGCAGGCACATCAGGAACTATAGTTGAAACTATTTTAGACAATAATTCGATTAGTCATGTTATCGTTAAATTTTATATTTCAAACAGTGTAATTGCTATATTGAGTAAAGACAGCGAATTTACTCCGCAAGTATCGATTACCGGATTTGACACAATTAAACCTGGATTAAATCTAATCAGTTCAAACACACTAACTGGAGCACAATTTACAGGTATCGCTAGTAATGCTCTACAAGTTAACGGAATTACAGGCAGTTTATATTTACGTAGCGATCAAAATACGAGTACTACCTATAGAATTTCAGCAGGCAGTGTAGCAGTTGGTAATTTAGTTATTGCTGATTCAAGTGGTACTACTAGTTTAACTAATAGTAAACTTAATGGTGATATGAATCTATGGGTTAACATGGGCGGAGTTAATACTAAAGCAATTGGTATTAACGGAACAACATCAACAGCTACATTTGCTGGTAATTTAGTACCAAATGCCAATAATACTCTTAATATTGGTGATGCTGGTACTAGGTTTGCTAATGTATATGCTACAAATTTCATTGGAACAGCAATCACTTCACTATATGCTGACTTAGCTGAAAGATTTGAAACAGATGCTCCATTACTTCCAGGAACTGTCGTTGAACTCGGCGGCCTTAAAGAAATCACCGCAGCGGCTCAAGAATTGAGTGAAGCAGTATTCGGTGTAATAAGCACTAATGCTGGATTTTTAATGAATGGTGCCGCTGGATCAAATGCCACTCACCCACCGGTTGCGGTTAATGGGCGTGTACCGGTTCGTGTAATCGGTAAAGTGAATAAAGGTGATAGATTAGTAAGTGCCGGACAGGGATTAGCACGAGCAGCTCTAAGAAGCGAGATAACCGCATTTAATGTTATCGGCCGTGCTTTAGAAAATAAAGAAACAACAGGCATAGGCACAGTCACGTCGGTAGTTAGAATAAATAGTTAATAATAGCATACATAATAATAGGTAAACACAATGTCGTATATAGTATCAAAAACAAACGGAGCGACAATTGCAACTATAGTAGACGGAACAATTAATGCTTCTGCTACTAGTTTAATTCTAGTTGGTAAAAATTATGCCGGATATGGTCGTTTTCTTAATGAGAATTACGTTAAATTATTAGAAAATTTTTCCAGCGTAACAGCCCCAGAACCAGCACTCAGCGGCCAATTATGGTACGATAGTAATAACAGCGTATTAAAAATAAACAAAGATGGTACATCTACTGGATGGGCTGATATTAATAGTTCTACAGCGTCTAGCAGTTCTCCTCTTAGTCCAGTAACTGGAGATTTATGGTGGGATACAACTAATTCACAACTTAAAGTGTGGAGTGGTAGTGCTTGGGTAACTGTTGGCCCTACATATACATCTTCGGGGGGAACATCAGGGGCCATTGTTGAAACTATTTTAGATGATGCTGATAATAGTCGAGTAGTTGTTAAATTTTATATTTCAAATAGCGTAATTGCTATTTTAAGTAAAGACAGTGAATTTACTCCTCAAGTATCGATTACCGGATTTGACACAATTAAACCTGGATTAAATCTAATTAGTTCAAGCACGCTAACTGGAGCACAATTTACGGGTAATGCTAGTAATGCGACAACACTCAACGGAGTTTCATCATATTTACGCAGTGATATCAATACAACAGCAACAGGAGTATTAACAGCAGCCGGTAATTTAGTTGTAGGTACTGATTTAACGATTGCTTCTGGCATCGGGTCAGTTAGTTTAACTAATAGTACTAACAATAGCGATATGAATCTATGGGTTAAAAAAGCCGGAGTTAATACTAAAGCAATTGGTATTAACGGTGCCACAGCTGCAGTTACACTACCGGGTAACTTTATAACACAAGGAACAGCAAGCATTACGGGTAATATATCTATAACAGGATATTCACTACATCAAGGTATCACTATTGCTTCGAATAAAATATTACCAAATGCTAATAATACAATTGATATTGGCGCCACAGCAACTAAATTTGCTAACATACACGCTAGTACCCTAGTAGGTAATGTTACTGGCAATGTTACCGCAACTAATATAACAGCTAGCGCATATATAAAAACTGCTGTATATGCAACAACAACAGCTCGTGATCTTGCAATTCCTTCTCCGACGCCCGGTATGCAGGTATTTGTAACCTCGGGAGCAAAATTTTATGGTTATACCGGTGTGGCATGGGTCGCATTAAATTAAAAATAATTTTTATAATAGATACTACACTAAATATATTAGTAATTAGGGAATAAAGAATGGCATACGCATCGGCAGGATTAATTTCAGCAACAGACTATAACAACCTAGCATGGGGTGGTACTCAAGGTACTTACACAGCGGTTACTAAAAACATTGCTTATGTTATGGGCGTTGGTACGGGTGCTAATGGATATGGTCAAACTATTACTGCGATTAATACAGTGGCAGGTGCCGACATAGTAACAGCCACACAATGGAGTGGCATGTTAACTTTACTTAATGGCGCATTAGGTCATCAAAGTGGTGCTGGCGCACAATTAAGTGGTAACTATACTGCTGGACAGACTATTACATATTTTGCCAACGTAGCCACAGCGGTAACAACAATTAATACAAATGCGGCATTATATGCGGCACAAGGCGCTACAACTACTGGTGCAAACTTTGATGCAACTGTAACAGGTTCAACTGGTTTAAGTAGTTATACTGTAGACCGTGTAGTAACATTTGCTAGTGCTAACCAAGCACGCTACTTCTTTAACGCCGGCGGACAATTAAATTTAAGATTAAGTACAGTGAACGCTGCTGATAATGGATCAGAAAGTAGTTTTGCTAGACTAGTAACTGGTTTGGGCGGCGTTGGATTTAGAAATACTACAAACACTGGTCGCACTGGGTCTGGTATTACCTTAAATACCAACAATACAGCACTTGGTTATAGAACTAACGTACTTAACACACCGGCTACTATAGTGCAAGTAACTGATACCACAGCAAGTTACACAGCAAGCACTGGGTATTTACAAGTGTATACAAGCAGTAGTGACACTACTAACGGCTCAAACGGATTAAACGTAGTTTTCCGCACTGTATTTACTGTTGCTGACAAGCCATTTAATGATGCATTAAGTCTTACCTACAGAATGGCAGTTGATATTGTATATCCAGAATCAACATACTTAACAACTAACTCATGGGGCACACCAACTATTTCATAGTTGACAAACTAATATAAATGTAGTATACTATAGGTAAGTTATTTTGACTTACCTATTTTTATGGCTAATTACTATTATGACAACAGAAATTACTCAATTAGTTGCTCAAATTAAACAAGCAACGGATTATCAAACCAACAAACGCATACTTAAAGAAAAAATACAAACGGATTTACATGTTCCGTATAACAATGGACTCTTTAAAGTAACACCGGAACTTATAGCATTCCTATCAACGTGGACTGCTGATACTGTGTATCTTGAAGATACCTACGAAAATCCTATAGAAATACAACGACTAGCATTTTTAGAATTGTGTCAGCAACACTATCAACAAGTAATGAACGCATGGCATATTCAATATGACGAAATCCGACGTGCCCGCAAAGTCTAAAGGTGTTGTATTATTTGCTGTTAACACTGCCACAGTTGATTATGTTAGAATCGCTGAGCAGGCCGCACGACTAATTAAACATACTCTAAACTTACCTACTACCATTATTACAGATCCGGGCGTACCTAGTTTAGCTAACTATCGCACTGGCTATGCTGGTGGCACAGAATGGAAGAATGGTGGTAGATATCGTGCGTACGAACTTAGTCCTTATGATGAAACTATCTTACTTGACAGTGACTATCTACAGTTAGACTCAAGTTTATTAACTATACTTGATACAACAGTTGATTATAAGTTAATGCACAATAATCAAAGCCCTGAACAGTCAATGTCGGGCAACATGGGTCAGTTAAGTTTAGATTATGTATGGGCAACTGCTATAACATTTAAGCGTACAGATAAAACACAAATGTTATTTGATCTAGTTGGTCGTATTGAACGTAACTATGCTTACTATCAAAAACTATATCACTTAAGAGAACGCAATTTCCGCAATGATTATGCGTTCGCCATTGCCAACAACATTATTAATGGGTACACTACTAATACCACACAAAGTATACCTTTTACTATGTTAACCTTGGATAAACTGGTTAAAGACATTGAAATAACGGGTGAAAAGATGATTATACGCGAAGAAAATTCTGTACATGTCATTACCAGGCAAAACATACATGTAATGGATAAAGATTATTTGCTTAGTGAAAAGTTCGATCAGTTGGTAGATACAGTATGCGAATAACACCACATCAGGCACAGCAGGGCTTTATGACCATTGCACAGAATACAGCAGAGGTTGATTACTTACGGCTTGCTTACGTACAAGCAATGAGTATTAAACTAACCATGCCCGGCAGTTTATACGCAGTGGCAGTTGATAAACATACACTAGAGCAAGTTACAGAACAACATCGCCGAGTGTTTGATTATGTCGTTACCATTGACACTGACCTAGCCCAAAACGAAACTTGGAAGTTAAGCAATGAATGGCAGGCATTTTATCTCACACCATTCAAAGAAACAATTAAACTCGAAAGTGACATTGTATTCACTAGAAGTATTGCGCATTGGTGGACTGCTTTTAGATTAAAGAATGTTGTACTAAGCACGGGCTGTAGAGATTATCAGCAAGAGTTAAGCACATCACGAGAATACAGAAAGTTATTTGACGATAATGAATTGCCTGACACTTACAATGGATTAATGTATTTTAGATACACCCGTGAAGCAAC